TCTAAAATTGCTTTGTATAAAGTGCTACGGCTTATCCCCGTCTCTTTGGCCATAGAGCTTAGGCTATGTTCGTCACCGTAATAGATCGCGAAGCAATTCTTCTCGAACCACTCTACGTTCTCCAACTTGTTCTCTATAAACGCCAAGACCTTTTCGTTAAATACCTTCGCGTCCACATCCGATAGGCTATGTATATGCCTCAAATGTTCCGAGGCTTTTCTATGCCTCTCTTTTGGCTTCCGATATTTGTAGTGGTATTTACTTGACGTGCTTCGGTAGTTATTTATACAAAGACGGATAATCCAAAACCGCATCTGTTTCTTTTCTATAATCCTTGCCATCTTTTGCGCGTCCGCTTCCAATACCATTAAGATTACTTCGTGAGCCAGGTCTTCAAAGTCGGGAGCGTGGCCTTTCGTTATCACCTTTGCGATTTCAATTATAGAATCATAGTTCTCGCCTATGTATTTTTTGACCACTTCCAAGGCTACGAAATTTCTTTAACTAATTTCTCGAAGTGCTTAATCTTTTCTAACAACTCGTCGTTAGTAAATCGGGCGGGTTGGTTGCTTTGAAGCATAATATCTATGGCCGTTCCTTCTCCGTAGTCTTCGTCTAAGTGCATTGCAAAAAGGTGTTGTTCCCCCCCGCGAAATCCATTACAACGTTTACACTGGGGCTTGATATTTTTACTATCTCCATCTTCTTCGTGCCACCTGGTGGCGTACTTGCCTCGTGACTGAAAATGCCCCGCGTCACATTCGTACTTCCAGTCTTTACTTACCCCACACGTATAGCAATTGACTTGCCCCGTATGGTCGGCGTCTTTGGACCTTACCCAAATACTAAAAATTTTGTCAAGTTTTTTGACTATTGTAGATCGCTTCACAATAGTAGATAGATAAATCCCAATATCATTATTATAATCTCGTTTATCCTTATGCTATCGCTTAAGTAATACTCCACCCCTACGTCTACGAACGCTATTAGAACCATCGCTATTACAAGACCATACATAGGGTACTATATACGATGGGGTTGTTTTGTTTCCAAATTATGTTTAAAACATTGTCAGTTGCGCTTGGTGTTGTTTTAAACGCTGACACGCTGCGTCATAATACTCAGTATCTAATTCACAGCCCACCAAGTCAAAGCCTAAGTTATGACAAGCTATCGCAATACTTCCACTGCCTAAGTGAGTATCTAAGATTTTATCCCCTTCTTTTGCGTAGTTCATTAATAACCATTCATAAAGTTGTATAGGTTTTTGTGTTGGGTGTATTCTGTTTTGTTCCCAATCAATCAAGTAATCATTACCATAAACATTTCCGATTTGAGTATAAGAAAACATTTTAACATTATTTCTGCTACTACAATACGCTATCTCACAATCGCTTAAGTTTGGCATAGGTAGCCTTCTTCCTATGTTTTTCCCTAATTTATTCCATATTATACCGCCCCCAATTAAACCAACCCCATCGAAAAAATTACTACCCCAAATAATTTGATTAACACTTACTCTTTTTAACTCTCTAAAGTATTCTTTTGTTGGTGGAGTATTATCCCAGTCTTTTATAGAATAGTTTTTTTTGCTTGTACTCGCAAGTTTTTTGTGTTTACTTATCCCTATCCCATAAGGCGGGTCAACAATAGCCAACTCAAAGTAGTTGTCAGGATAGCGTTCCATCAACTCCATATTGTCTTCATTCGTTAAGTCTATCATTCTTCGGGGGTGTTTGGGTGTGGTATAAAGTCCCACCGTCCTTTCTGATCGGTGTCGTCTTCAGGTAAGTCTAAGTCTTTAAGTAGCCTTTTCATAAGTTGACTTTGTTCTGCGCTTAAAGGTTCGAAGGGTTCGTTTTTCTTTTGTGTAAAGTGTACCTCCATACGCTTCGCGCGTTCTCCCTCGTAATCTTGGAAAGCCTCCACCAGTTCGGGAAGCATAAGGCGTTCAAATTGTTTGCCGTATTTCCCCGTCTTGAAATTCATCATTACACACTTCCATTCTTCCAACTTCATAGCGGGAAACTCGTGTATCAAATGGTCCACCGCCTCAATAATATGCTCCGTTTGTCGGATGGTTTTGTTATAGTCCAGGTAGTCAAGTGTTCCTTTGAGTAAAGCGGTTAGGGCCGTGTGAGTTTCTTTTGGGCAATGCTTAAAAGCCGATCTAACATTAGTACCCAGTTCCCACGCTTGGGAAGGGGTTATATTAGAGCGTGTCGAGATACGCACTATACTCGTCAGTGTCGAACTTTTTATCTGTGCTTCTTTCTTTTGTAGGGAAGATTCCCTTCCATCCGTGGGCGATGGCGTATTCGATGAGTTCAATGGATTTTTCTTCATTGTTGTCTGAGATTTTGTTTAGGTGTTTTAAAGCGGCTTGTTCAGCTACTTGAGATTTGTAAGCAAACTTATGCTCTACCTTCTTATAGTCCTTCCAAATACCCCAAAACTTTTGGAACCTGGAAGAATCAAAAGGCATAACCAAATCCCCTTTGTTAGTACTCTGTGTTATACTATGGTTGTTATATGGTATAGGTGAGTCATTTTTGGTTAATGCATTAGTCATTTTTGACAAATGGATACCACCTAAATCGGTTATTCCATTTACCAAAGTGAACCACTTGGTTCTGTCGTAGCGTTTGTCGTTATAGTTGCCCGATAAAATAACCCCGTCTTCTTCTAATTTCGTCAGCAGCCTACCAATCTTTCGGGCCGTCCAAAAGGGGAAAAGTTTACTAAAGGCCGTTTGACTATTGTACGTCCAATACCTCTCGTCGTGGTAGTTCTTATCGTTGGCTTCGTTTTTCGCCACCCAGTAGCGGATGTGGTGGAGCAGTATTGCCCCATCCACTCCGTACTGATTAGCGTCTTTCGTTGAAAAAGTAAAGTATTCTATCATCCTTGCAAATAACGCTCGTGGTGCATTACCTCCCAAACTATTTCTGAGGCCGTTACATTTTTATCCTTTATAATTTCAGGAGAATGTTTTAGCATACCGCGCGGGTTTTTTACAATCCAAGTACGTACCGTTTCGGGGGTTACCCCTAAAGAGTCAGCCATTCGGGTCTGTGTTCCGTAGTGCTTTCCGATAAACTCTTTCAAATCTAAATCGTTTCTTTTACTCATTAGTTCTCAAATTCTTCGTTTCCAAGCGTTAGGTCTACGTTATCTAAATCCAAAGCGTACTTCTTTAGTTGCTTCGCTAATGCTATGGCCTGACGTATATCTACTTTGGTGGGTGACTTTTGGTTCATCTCCCATTCTAAAGCTCTACCTATGGCCCACTCATTTACTATAATATCTTGGCGGTCTGAGTAACTACCACCGCCCGAAGTAGACGTAGAGTTTCCAGGTGTGAAGTCGGGCCTATTAAGTTTCATCTTATTGCCATAGTTGGAGGCCGTTAAAATGTATTCTACTTCGTCGCCTTCCTTCCATCGGTTCTCACTTTTGGCAGATACTTCGCCTACCGATCCATCTTCTAATTGAATCTCGAATGTGTACATCGTTGAGTTATCGAATTTACTTTGGTACGTGCCGTTATTTTGTACGGACTTTATTTTAGACTTTCCCATTTTTTTATATTTTAGGGGTTAAACAAATTTATCTTTATTAAACAAAGATAATATCTTTATTTCTCTTTATTCTTTTTTATTCTTGCTTTTATAGTGTTATCTATAAACTTCATGTATTCTTCAAAATCCCAAGCGTCGTGGAAGTGGTAACCCTTTTCGTCCATTTCTTCTATAAAAGCGTCGAACTGGCCTTCTTCGGTAAAAGTTCTGATAAACATATTAGGCGACTTACAATCGGGCATACCCTTCGGGGTAAAAGCAAACTTAAACTTCCCAATATTATTCTCCATTATTTCTTAGTCCTTGCGTTTACTATTGAATTTTTGTAGTCGGACCATATACGCATAAACTCCGATTCAAATTTATCTTCAGGAGTCATTGCGTTTTTAGCGATGTACTTACGCCACTCATCATAGTTTTTACTTGGATCGGTTGGGTAGGTTGTTTTCATATTGATTATTTTAAAATATCTAAGACCGCGTGAATACCTTTTAAGTACGCCTTTGCTTCGGCATACCTGGAGTCGGACTGTGGCGAGTTTTCATCGTCCATAAGGCGACGAAAGTAATAGCGTTCGTCTGAGGTCGCTTCGGCAACGAGACGTACAAGTTTTTCTTTAAGTTCTTTGTTCATTTTGTTTGGTTTTATAGTTTAGGGTATGCGCTAAGTTCCAATGGCAATTCTTGTAGTCTTTCTTCATAGTAGTTATTTAACTCTTGAAGAAGGTGGGTTGGGTTTCTTCTTGTCTGCTCAAGCAAACAATTAAGTAGTTGTTGTGCTTCTTCTAAAAGTTGACTATGTGATAATCCCGAAAGTTGTTCTTCGGTTTGTTGTAGTAATTCTTCGTGTGTCATTTTGATTTTATTGGTTTGTATTTATTATTTAGAATAGTTAAAGTTAAAAAATAACATATCTACGTCCCACTCAAGAGATTCAACTTTGAAAGTAGCATTTTCAAGATACGTTATTACAAAGGCGACCTCACAATCTTCATTCATCTCAAAATATAGACCTTTGCCATAATCTTTAGAGTGAGTCATTAGCGAATGTACTTGTTTAGATGTTGCATTTGTGAAATCCTTAATTTCATTTATACATCTTGTTTCGATAAAATTTTTCATTTTGTTTGGTTTTTAATTATACCGCAATATAATGAATAACTTCTATACTACCAAATTTATCTTGGTTATTCTTTAAGTTTATTTGTGTATATTTGTCGAAACAAACAAAATATGCCACACAACCAGTCAGCCCCAAAAGAGATATTTATTACCTTAGTCGTATTTGTAAGCGGTGTTATGCTTTTAACCTATTTACTTTCCTTAGTATGATTACCAACTTCGAAAGGGAAACCCACGAGCTGAACGGCTACGAACTAAATAAACTTCTACCTATTATAGTACAAGGACTATCGACTAAAATAGGAAAAGACAAAGCCATCACAAATAAGGCTATATGTAAGGCGATGCAATCGCAAGGGTATAAACTCCACGATGCACGTCTTAGGAAGGTCATACATCACATTAGAGCGCACGACCTTATCCCTTACCTTATAGCGACGTCAAAAGGCTACTACATCGCTACAAATGGGCAAGAGGTCGAAGACTACATTAAGTCTTTGTCTGAGCGCATAAGTTCAATTCAATTTGTTAAACAATCCTTACAACGACAATATGATAACTCACGGATCGCTATTTAGCGGAATAGGAGGCTTTGACCTGGCCTCCGAATGGATGGGGTGGAAAAACGTATTCCATTGCGAATACGACCCATTTTGTCAAAAGGTCCTTAAACACCATTTTCCAAACTCAAAACTATACAAAGATGTCAGAACATTCGACGCGACAGATTACCTTGGACGAGTTGATATCCTCACGGGAGGATTCCCTTGCCAACCCTTCTCATCAGCGGGAAAGCGAAAAGGAACAGAAGACGAACGCCACTTGTGGCCCGAAATGCTTAGAGTCATTCGGGAGGTTTCCCCTCGTTACGTCGTGGGCGAAAACGTTCGCGGGTTACTTAATTGGTCAGGGGGAATGGTATTCGAAGAAGTGTGCGCTGACTTGGAAAATGAAGGCTACGAAGTCACACCGTATTTACTTCCAGCTTGTGGCAAAAACGCACCCCACCGAAGGGATAGAATTTGGTTTATTGCAAACTCCACGAAGCGTAATGATGGACGAAACACCCGAAGCGTTTCAAGCAAGGAAGAAAAAGAACGGATATGTAAACGGAACGAAATACCCAAATCTACTATGTCAGGTCAAGTATTCGGGGATGCTCCCAACACCGATAGCGGGGGACTGGAAGGGACAACTAAGGAAAGACGGGACGGCTTCAATGTTGAGTGGAAAGGCGAGTTTGGGAATGCTCCCGACACCTTGCTCGAGGGACATAAAAGGAGCGAACTCGATGGAACATTTAACAAGGGAAACGGGACATGCAAACCATTTGAACCAACTACCGAATTTAGCAAAGATGGGAATGCTACCGACACCGACTTCGAGTTGTCAGAATGCGGGAACGACAATAGAGAGGACGGACGGAGTGAGCAGACGGAGCGAATTAAATCATTTGGTAAGCCAAGAGGTTGGGAAAAGTTCCCAACTCAACCCCCTATTTGTGGAAGAAATGATGGGATTTCCCGAGAACTGGACGGTATTACCTTTCCAAAGTGGAGAAAAGAAAGTATCAAAGCCTACGGAAACGCAATCGTCCCCCAAGTAGCTTTTGAGATTTTTAAGGCTATTCAAAAAATGGAAGACCTAAAGAACCAACAAGAAGAAGTTTAGTGTATATTTACACAAGCACGAAGGATGGATGACCTTGTGCTTTGTTTGAGTTCCCCCTTGGTTTTACGCATTAGCCAAGGGGGTTACAAAACCCATTAAAAAGCAAAGGAAGTTTAAGGAGTAGTTTATAGCACTCTACTTTCTTTCGCTTTCTTTTCCCCTAAAGGCATTAAGACATTTATCGCGGTATGGCCTCCCAAAATTACACCGCATCCTATCGCTTGTCTTTTAAAATTCTTAGCATAGGCCGCCGCATAGGTAGAGGCATCCACCCCACAACCTACTTGCATCCCGAAAACTCGGTATTTTTTTCCAACTAACCACTCAACATACGCTTGTGTATGGGTGTGTCCACATACCGAACTCATCATATTGTTTTTGGCTTTCGTCTTGGCCTGACCACCTTCACCGTGTTCGTATAACACATCGTCGTAAACGATACTTTCGCACCAGTTCCAGTTTGTACCCAACACTTCGTTGTAGCTTTTTATCCATTCCTTCGGGATAGCTGAACTAAACGCCTTACGCATTATTATTCTATCGTGGTTACCTATTAGTACATCGGCTTCGGGAAAAGCCTTTGACCACTTAGAAACTCGTTTAATAGCAAGGTCCAACTCGTCGCCGCCACCCATTCCGTTTGGATCGCTTTCGTGGTAACTCGAATAGTGGTTGTCTATAATGTCCCCGATAAAGATTACCTGGTTGCAGTTCCACTTTTCGTATGTGTCTTTACAAAACTGAAGGTAGCCGTCTAAACAGAACGGCTCGTGTAAATCACCTACCACAAGTATACGCCTCTCCTTTTTGGTGAGGTGCTGAAAAGCCTTTAACTTCTTCCCTTTTAGTCTTGGTCTAACGTCTTTCAAAAAATGATAAGCAAAGTGGAACAATACCCACCACACAAAGCACCACCCCCTTCCATTCTATCTCCCCGTCCATTGATGCCAGCGCGTAGGTTACAATTAAACCCCCAACGGTTCGTTTAGCACTCCATTTTCTTAATCCTCCCTTATCCCGAAATATCTCGGTTAGGTCGAATTTCGATAAAAGAGCTAACGTTTTTTTCACTTGTTCCTTCCCAAAATAACCGCATTGAATACTCGTCGAATAATATCCAATATCCCATCGTCTTTGGTTGTTTCAGTTAAGGCAGTATAAGACCCCAAAAAAGTAATAAGGGCAAGTGTCAACTCTACCCAGTTTGTAGTTAAAAATTCCATTTTATCTATTTATTAAATCGCCAAATTTATCCCGCATATTAAACGACGGGCAGTCCTTGGCTTTGTTATGATCGTTGTGACCGCTTAGTTTTAATTCTCCGAAAAATACTTCTAACATCTCAAAGAGGTTTCGAAATGCTTTCTCTTGTTCTTTGGTCATTGTATCCTTCGATACAAGTACCGTCTTAGACTTTGGCTTATCCTTATCTAAAGACTTCTTAATTTTCTTCTCTACCCCTCCGCAATATGCCACTCCGATACTTCCGTAGTTATTGCCCCAGGTGTGCGCTCCAACCTTTCCAATATGCCTACCCCTTTCTATCGTTCCGTCTTGATGGATAACGAAATGGTATCCGATGTCTGACCACCCCCTTTCTTTTACGTGCCACCTTCTAATCTCTGCAACCGTTAAATCGCGGTCTTTAGGTGTAGCCGTACAATGTAGAATTACCGATTTTATTTCTCTCATTTTATCCCTTTTTCTGCGAGTAGAATTTTAATATCTTGCATACCCACACATAGTTCTTTTAGTAAAGATTTTACCTCCCCTTCTTGCTTTTCAAGTGAGAAGATACGCGCCTTAATTTTTGTTACGTCGTTAGTCATTTTTATCCAAGTTCCAAGGATACCGACAAAACAAGATACCCCTAATCCAATTATTTCCATTATACTGTAATTGAGTAGTACGTTGTATAAATTGTCATAGACCACCCTCCTAAAAAGTTATCGCTACACCACGCTTGCAAAGGCTTATTAACTGGAGAACCAGGGTAAGCGTTTCCGAAACCATTGGCAAAAGGCGAACAAGTTAAGGTATGTGTACCGCTTCCAATCCCATTCATAAAGTCACGAATACCGTTAAAGTAATCAAGAGAAATAGAGGTAGCCGCGTCCCATCCCACACGCATATCGTCGCTGGAATTTTCCGTTGGACTGCCATACGTACAGACAAAGGTAACGCCAACGGGTACGTGTATCTTTCCCGCCTCGGCTGCCACCAAAGTTATCGGGGCGTTGTCGTATTTCATCGTCAACACTGCGGCGTTAGCTACCGTTGTTTCTACCTGAGTAAGTAAGCCACCGCCACCCGTTAAATTAGCTACGGTTATCTTTTTTGTTTCCGCAGTTCCCGACACATCCACAATTGCCAGTACATCGTCCGAAGCTGCGGACGTTAATTCCGTTAAAGCCGTTATCTTCTTGTTTGCCATCTATATACTCTTTTAGTCTTTGTTCGTTTTTCTTCGCGGGTTTGTATTTACCCCTCTTTTTATCTATCATCTATATCTAATTCCCGCACCCGTTAAAAAGGCTTCCAGTCTCAAATCGGTAACGTTATAGTCTAAGTTCATACCTTGGGTGTAGTTGCTTGTCGTAGGCGATAGATCGGCTCCCGTGTTGCTCGTGTACTCAGGAAATAAAGCCGAGTTTTCACACAAGTAATCTATTAACCTTTCGCGGTAAAAAGTCGCCATATCTAACGCTTGGTCCATTAAAGGCTTTAAGTCGTCAAAGGTAGCCGCCGTACTCTGTTCGGAGTTCATTACTACCACCGCGTTGTTTACAAAGCGAAGGCGTAGAAAAGGCACTAACTGCACAAAAGAATACTGAACGGTAGAAGGGATAACGTACGTGTTTAAAAGGGTTTGGTAGTTACCCGACACCGACCCCGCGTCAATATCATCGCAAAGTTTATCGTAAAGCTGAGTTCCCAGTACGGGAAGTATCCACCTTTGTTGGGCCATAAAAACATAAGGACGAATTAAATCGTCGTCTACCGATCCACCTATTGCGGTGTCTCTTTTAAGTCTGTTTGCTGAAACGAAAAGTGCTTGGCTCATGTGTATTCATTTATTAATTTAGGGTTAACAAAGCCTTTGTCTGCCCACGTTCTCGGTGCTTGTGCTACACGCTTGTCGTTTCTTTCTAATCTTTCCCCATCGTTGGCGCGAATTATTGCTTGTGCTTCGTTTACGCTTATATTTTTATTATTCTTTTTTAGGTAGGTTTTGCGAGTCCAAAAATGTTGACAAAGTGCGCCTCCCTTAAATTCCCAAATGGAATAGGTCGAAGCACCATAAGGCCCCCAACCTGGGTTCACTGCTCTATCACCCGCAAAGATTATATCCTCTTTTCTATATACTCTATTTGCGCTCATCATCTTATCACAAAACTCGCGGGACTTTCCTACCCCTGAGAAGTTGCCTTGCGTATATACGTAACGAACTTTAATAAGGTCGGTATCTTGCCCGTATTCGGGGTGGTCGGAGTCGGCTTGTGGTTTGCCACTTGGCACGGTGGCAAAGGTCCACATAGAATCCAACTCTACTTCCGTATCGTAGTCCACCTTTCGGGAGTCTATTAACTCAAATTCGGATAACATAGTTTCTTCTTCTTCTCCGCATTTAATTAGATAGTCCGCTACCTTCAGTTGTTTTTTTTTTGATAGCTTGGAAAACCTTGACGCCTCCACTTTTTCTACCGCATCCGCGCCTTCAGTAAATAATGCTTTCGCTACCGATGGTTCGAACTGAAGCATCTGAATAAGGAATACAATCGCTTGTTCTTTAGTTAGCATTCCTTCGGTAACCTTTAGGATAATATCTAAAGCGGAAGAAATTTGCGCTCCGTTGTAGGAGGCTTCGTTATCGGCAGACATTACTGGCATACCATCTTCTATTGGTTCGGCTTCTACTACCTCTACGTTTTCCTCTGTTCCTACGCCCTCCTTTTCTTGTTCGCCTTCGTCCAAAGTATTGATAACGTCCAGGTCTAAGAAGTCCGCGGGTTTTGCAGTAATAAAGAAAATATCTAATTCGATGTCATTAATAGAAAACAACTTTCCGAAAGCCTTTAAGATAATATCTTGAAAAGGTTCTACGACGGTGTTATTGAATAGGCTATACGAGTCACGCAGTTCGTCCGCGTTACTTCCAAACCCACTCCCTTCGGTTCTGACTCCAAAAATAAGGGGACTAACCACGCGGTGCGCCGTTATTAGTTTCTCGCTTACAAGCTTAGATAAGTACTCGTACATCCCGTCTGCCCCGTTTTGGGTGATGGGTGTAAATTCGGGGGCGGTTTCGTCCCCATCGTTAAAGGTGATAAGGATACGCCCCGCGTTATCCGCGCCCGTAAACTTCTCTAAAACCTTTTGTTCTATAACCCGACGTTCTTCATGTGTTGGAACTCCATTTTTAAACGACAAAAGCATAGAAGGAAAGAACCCCCTACGTATGTTATTCAAATGAAACTCCGAAATCTCGCGATCCAATTCAGCGTAGTTTGTTCCACCCGCGTAGTCAGGTAAAGCGTAATAGTGGAAGGAAGGGGTGTATCGTTTAATCTGAAGGCACGTAGAGGCCGTCGTGCGGTCTTCGTTAGAGAAGGCTTTAATAGCCTTTTCTTGCTCTCTCTTATCGTTCCACTCCGACTTGTAATAGTATTCGTTTATTACCCCCTCAGAATCGGCTATACCGCTTCTCATAGTGTGAACGGGTAGGTGTTTGATACAAGCGATCCGAGTACGGGCGGTATTCCAAATTACGTTCAGGTAACACATCCCGTAAAGTTTAATATCAAAAGCCACCCGTTGTAGTAGGTCTTCGTCACTTTTGCGAAGTAAATCTTGTAGGCGTATCCATTGTTCACGCTTCCCGTCGGACTCGTCCTTATCGGTAGCGTCTAATCCTCCGCCGTATATCATATCGGCCACTCCGTTTATTATCGCCCCGTTGGTAGAACTGGAAAGGAAAAGGTCACGTAGGTATTCCCCATACATATCGTCTAAACCATACGAGACAAACTTTTGCCCTTGCTTCTCACGAAACAAAGGAATCTCCTGATCGGCGTAGTTTATTACACTAAAGTTATCCTTCTTCATTATGGGTATATAAATTGTTCGGTGGTGGGGGTGTATTCGTTAAAGTCAGGTGTCACTTCTTCCATATTGCCATTGTAGTCTCGAATATAGGCCAAACCCGTTTCGAGTAAGGTGGCATTTTTTGGAAGTAAGTTAGCGGGGTCTGTTTGTTCGTATATATTGTAAGTGTAAAAACCCATCGGATATACATCTAATTCCCCGACGGAATCCCAAAGCATAATGTTTCCTAACAACGGGTCAGGTGCGGGGGTGGTGTTGGGGGGTTTAATAGTAAAAGTCAACTTAGTGTATCTTCCGTTATTGGCTACTACGGTACTGGGCAGAAAATACAACGAATTTTTTGAACCCATAGATGTTAAACCTATTAAGTAATAAACACTCGCTTGTGCAATAGTCTGAACATCGGCACAAGTTACGTATATACTTTGGGTGACGGGAAATAAAGTAGAGGCGTTTCTAATTTGTAGCATTGTTCTATTTTTACTCTAAAATGAAAAAGGGAAGATAGCGACTTGCCACCTTCCCCTTTCTTTAAACCATTTGTATCTAAGCCGAAACGGTAATCGTCAAGGCAGCCTCGTCAGATAAACCATCGAATGGATACTTTGCGGTAGCAACCCCATCCGAAGCGGGAAGGATGTACAAAGGTGCTTGTTCTTTAGCCGTGAAGCTCAAGGTAAGTCCATTCATATCCGAACGCCCCGCACCCGTAGCGATACTATCGCCACCAGTTAGATAGCATCCGTCTGTTATTCCCATTAGGTACACGTTATCGTTTGAGTCTTGCACGAAAATCTGTGCGCGATTCTTAGATATTAGACCAAGTTGGTAAAGGTCAGCGGCTACAACTTTGTGAAGCACTACGTCAAGCGTTTGATTCCACATTACCGATCCCGTTGCTTTATCCGCTTCTACTCCCGATTTGAAAGAAGAAAGGTCCGTTACGAGGTCGTACTTGAAAACCGTTACAACACCCGTTGCAGCAATATCCCAAGTAGCGAATCCCGCCGTTGTGATAGTGTAAGAATCATCTGTTACCGTTGCGTTAGCAAGTATGTCAGAACAGTAAGAACTACAAAAGTAAATAGCCTTTAAGCCTCCTATTGCATCACGGCAATCTATGCCCCGTGCGGCAGTTATGTTACAAGCCATTTTCTTTTAAGTTTTAAGTAAACAAGAATCCTACAACTCCGTCACCCGCTACGCCCGTTTGTACTCCACATGCGAAACGCATTGCAACACGTACATTGTCCGAACCGTCGTACTGATAAGTCGGGATTAACTGAGCAGAGATGTCAGCGGTGTAGCTATTTGCACCTACAACAAGATTGTCAGGGTATGTGAATACCGCAACGTCTATCGCGTTAGGGATTCCCGCAGTTGGGTAAACGGGGTATCCTAAATAGTTTGCACCTTCAAAAGATTGATTGAATCCCGCGCCCGTGTTCTGAGTTGCCATTGCTTGTAAGAAGAAAGCATAAGCCTCATAAGAAACGTAGAACCCTACACCTGGCTTAGAAAGGATTCCAGGTATAGCTGAAGCCGCGTCAAAAATAGTGCTTAGGTTAGCAAGGATATTTCCGTTATCCCACGCCGCCGTAGAAGTTGTTGCTTCTACAAAACCAGAACAAGCAGAAGCGTCAATAGATGCTTCCGTAACCGTTCCAAGAGTACCTAAGAATCCAACCAATAAACTCGCGGGTACTCCTGCACCATCGGAAAGACCTGACCAAATACTTGCTTCTAAACTTGAACCCGTTCTTTCGGCTACTGCTCCAAGAAGGAAGTCAGTCCACGTTACGGGTAAATCTCCGTTACGTTGCATACGTCCATTAGCGGCAATCCAAGTAGGGTACATAGTACCTCTACAAATTTCTTCCATTACGGCTAAATCCGAAGGGTTTAAAACTTGCTCTGTTAAAGAAACGTTAGACCCGTCATTCCAAGTGCAAGAAGCCGCTTGTAGTGTGTCAGTAGTTGCAAGTCCTGAGATTACCGTCTTTCCAACGATACCCTCAATAAATCTGCATCGCCCTTTGGCGATAGTTTCCGCACCAAGAAGGGCGGCAGTTACGTAAGGCAAAGCCAACTCACCATTGTAGGTGTTGACTGATGCATCAATGTCGAAGTCGTACTTCTTGTTTAATGATAAATTCATCTGTGAGAATTGATAATGTGTAGCGCACGATCTACACCATTTAGATTAGTTAAATCCTTCTTCTTGTGCTGAGAAGAAAGTTTATTAGGTGAGTGAGAAACGCCCTTCGAACCAGGTGCGCCCTCTAATTTTTCAAGTCTTTTGCTAATTGATGCAAAGGCTTCTTCTAAGATTTGGCTTAAGTCTTCCGTAGTCTCATCAACTACAACTTCAACTTCTTCTTTTTTAGTATAAATATCCGATACAACTTGTGCAATAGCATCGCGTACTGATTCGTCAAGGTCAGGGAAACGCTCCGCTAATGCATCACGAACTTTGTCGTAATCCATTTCTTCGCGCTCGTCTTCCTTCTCGTCGTCGATTCCATCTCGGTAGCCTTCTTCTTCCGCTTCGGGAATAGATTCAGCCATCTCAACTTCTACTTCTATTTCGTCTTCTCCAAGAGAAGCCAATCGTGAATCTTCGTTAACGACTAATTTAGTGCCGTCTTCCAGTGTGTACGTTCCCGCATCTAAGGGGGTAGCGTTTCCGCTATCGTCAAGAATACGTACCTCTACACCTACGTCCCACGACTCGGCTTCGGTAACGATTACACGCCCGTCGTCTAAGCGACTTTCGGCGTAGAGCTTAGTTTTGGGCAAACCCATTACCTCGCGAATTTTTTGAATTGTTGTCATTTTGCAAAATTATTACATAGATTAATAGAACTTTTTTTTATCCGTTTATTTTCAACCATATTTACTCTTTATCATACCGCAAATCTTCTCGGCGGTTTCCTTAGAACCATACTCGGCAATTTGGTCTGCTATACATTCGTCCCAAGGGTAAGCCTCTAAACTTTCCTTCGCACCAAATAGCGTTTGGCCGTTTAGTTGTAGGGTAGTGTATCCCGTTTGGTTGTGAAACATCTCACCCCATAACTGGGCGTCTTGGGATCGCTTAAAAAGGGGTTGCCCGTTTAATACTGCCGATGGCTTAACCTCGTCCAAAAGTATAGATTTAAGTTCTGCTATAATCGTTTCGTCTTCGGGGCAGTTCTTACAAAGTTTCCCTTGTTTCATCTCTACCAATTTATCGGAGAAGTATCCTTCAATAGAAAAACCGCGAACCTCTTTTGTTTTTACCTTTTCCCATACGTCTAAGTTATTTACCTTAACCGATAACATCCACGTACCTATTGGAAGTTCAAAGCCATATAGTGCGCTCTTGTCTTTTGTGGAGTCTTCAATTAACCAAGACTCCACCACCGTTACCCCGTCAATTTTACTATTATGTTCTAACGTGTGTTCGTTGGTCCTTGCCTCCCGCATAAAAAGTTCCATTGCGTGGCGTACCGTTTCCTTTGAAAAGAACACATCGTATTCTTCGTCGTTATCGTCCAACCTCATTATTAACTTCTCAGGGATTAGGGCGGGGCCTATTAGAAGACGTTTGTCTTCGTCCATAGCAAAGGCCATCTTATTGTCTTTAACTGCGGATAGATATACGAAGTCGGTTTCTATCGCGGGAAACCTTACAAGACTTACTGCCTCAATTCCCGTAATTTCTTCGGACTCATCTATTAAAAGTTCTACTTGCTTTCTCATATCTGTAAAAATGTCTTTTGCTTTTTTGTTTATTTATAGCGTTGTGGCCGTTCGTATCTGTGCCGCTAATGCGTTTTGATCGGCTAACTGAGTTTGTACTACATACGCATTTATCGGAGGTATAGAACCAGGTGTAAACGCTTCCGAAATGTCGGGGGTTAGACCAAGGGTTGCGGATTCTCGGTTACTTGCAATACCCGCACCATTAGCACCCCCACCCCCACCACTTGCCCCAACACCCGAAGCCGCTGCTCCCGCTTGATTCATTACCCCTTTAATAGAAGCGAATGAAGTAAGTGCGATTGCTAAAGCAGACGCGACAAAACCAGGTGCAGCAAATAGACCCGCGGGTTGTGGCATCTTAGCCGCAGCAGATAGTCCCGCTACTACCGCGTTCGACATTGCGATACCTTGGTTTACTAATATTTGTGCGATAGCTAAATTCTTTTGTGCTTCTTCGGTTTTGGCCATTACACCCAATGCTTCAAATCCAGCAGAAACGATACTCATTCTTGCGGCCTTCACCGCTTGTGCCGTTGCCAATTCTTGCGCTATCTTTTTATCGTCTACTATTTTTTGATCGGCGGCGGCTTTATCGTCTATTGCTTTTTGTGCGGCGGTGGCGGCGTCAGCAAATTTTTTAATAATAGCCAACCTTTTCTTTTCGTAAGCTTCACCAAGCAAAGTATAGTGGTCTTCTTGCCTTTTTAACTCACCTTCTCGAAAACCAAATTCATTATCTGCTATCTCGTCTATGTAGTCAAGTTGTGCCTCTTCTAAATCAAAATAGTGTTGTTCTAACGCCTCTAATTCTCTTGCTTCGTTTTCAAGGACATATAACCTCCCTTCTTCTACCGATTGCATCATAGACTTAACACGCGCTTCTTCCGCGTCTTTAATAGCTTTTGCTTTGGCTCTTTCTGCTTCGGCTACTTTCTCAGCCGCTTCTTTTTGTCTTTGCGCTACTTCTTCGGCTTTTCTTGCAGCATCTTCTCTTATCTTATTTATTTTAGCCGACTGGGTTCTTTTGGTGTCAAACGCTTCGCCTTCTAAATTAACTAACGCGGTTCGTGCGGCTTGTATTCTGTCAAATGTTTCTGCTGAACGGTCACCCCCCTCCCTTAAACCTTCCGCTATTGCCAACTCTTGTTCCAGTAAATCTTTGCGTATTGCTAAACTTTCTAACTCGAATTCGTTTGCGGTTTTTGTTAATTCAATTCTTTGTTCAACACTACGATTATTGTCTTCTGCCATAGCGTTATACTTCTTAGCCATTAGCGCATTGTTTGCTGCAGCCATTGAAAACGCTTTTTGAGAAGCCGTAAGACGTATAGTTGCCTTTTCTAATTCCATTGCCTTGTCTACTGCGTCTTGCATAGAACCTGGCAATTTATCCATCTCTTTATTATAGTTTTCAAGGGCCTTTTGAGTGCCTCCCGTAAACAAACCAACAATAAAACCTCCCGCCGCTTTAAAAAATCCCGTTACCCTATCTACTACCGCCCCAAGTCCCGCCATCATAACTTTGAGTTTTTTGGCTTGTCCTTCGGAAGTCATAAAGGCCGCAACTAATGCACCAACCAAAACAACAATAGCACCGATCCCCGTAGAAATTAAAGCTACCTTTGTGAGTTTTAACCCTTTGATAAAAGTTAATGTTCCTTTATAGGCGTTTATCATACCCGTAGCCGCGCCACCCGTAAACTTGTCGGTTATACCTACAAGTCCTTGCATACCACTTCCCGCATTTTTTATTCCTTTATCTAAGGAATTCATCTCTTTGGTAGCCGCTTTAGTTCCTTTTACCGTTACACCTACTTCTATCTTTTCAGCCATTTGTTCTCGCTTTTATGCCTTGTTTGATTTTCTTAAAAAACCCTTTAAATCCCGTATCCTCAAAATATCCGTAAAGAATTAAAGAGCTTTTGTCTTTTATTACTTCTTTGGTTTGTGCTATCCGTAAAACGTTGGGGATAGACTCGCCTACTTTGTTAATGTAATCTTTCATTCTTGTTCTAAATAGTCGCCGTCTTCTGTTATTAAAAAGTCCCCGCCTTCGGTTAGAATTAAATTCGATAAGGTTTTAGGATACCCAAAGTCTACGTAGGTAACCGCACAATCTAAGTGCCATGCAACAATAGAATTGGCGGGGCCAGTACAAGTTATATTCACCCCTCGGTTTCCCGCAAACCCCGCTTTACCCGCCGCACTTACTACGTCAATAGTGCGCGTTCCCGCATCGGCATCGGCTTGTCTAAAGTCTAATTGTTCCCCTCCGTCGGTATTTACGGTTATAGTTCCATCTACGTTCTTAACCATAAAGGTCCAAACGTTAAAAGAAGAAGAACCATAGGAACCCGATCCACCTGATAGAACGTGTGTCTGTACACTTAATGCCCGAATCGTAAGACGGGCCATAGTATTATAGGCAATCGGTATTCTTGAGTTTGTCGTCTCTATACCCGTTGCGGTAGCAATACGCGCGGTGGTGTCTTCGCTTGTAGCATAGTAAACAAAGTTTTTGAATACTGAGTTTGTTTGACTTTCTATATTATTTCCACGTATAGAATGCTCCCCGAAGGTTGGGTTTATATTAGGCACTCCTTTACTTTTACGAGAAGAAAAACCACCCTTTCCCTTTTCATCTGCCACACCTCCTACCGTGCCGTCGTTTGGGTTGCCGTGTGGATTCCATCCCCCAAGGCCCGTAGTAGGGTCACCCGCACCGCCTCCACCGCCTCCATAGTTCCAGTAACAATTGTCATTTATCCAATTATAGTGGTATGTATTACAACATTCTTCACTTACTACCGTGGCCCCCGATTCTACATCTTGAAAGCCTACTATACCACTTGGAAACCACGCATAAGGCGTAGCGTTACAAAGGTCGGAAGGGTCGGGCAATTGCAAGGCCCCTACGTTGTTTATTTTTTTTAAGAGTTGCACCTTGGTAGGTACGTTGGCAAATGGTTGAAAACCGCTAATTTTAAGCACCCGATATGCGGTGTCTTCTATAACTATTTCGTCGTTAAACTCAAAGTTGTGTACATCCGATGCGGTAAGGTAAATAGAGCAATCTAAAATCCTTGCCGATTTGTCGTAGTAAGAAGTTAGAAACTCTTGCCAATAACGCTTAAAATATCCTTCCGAACTTGGCGTAGTTCCAAAGATAGGACCGCCCCAACTACCAGGTGTTTGAAACTGCCAATATAACATCGGAGAATCTACCGCCATTTGATCGCCCGAATTATAAAAAGGTAAACAAAGGGGGTAATTATAAGACCCCGTTTGACCTACATAGATTTGAAAATTTAAAGATTTTAACCCGTTATGATAAAAAAGTTTCGGTTTACAACTTGCAAGAGGTCCACCCGTACCATGTGCGTATCCTTGGTGGATAAGCAAAGTAGGGGCGTCGGTTATAGAACTATCGTCTTGACGCGGTACTGGGTTAACGCTAAATGGTGAGAAGATAGATTTGTTTTCTAAAGTTCCCGATAGATAGTCCCCCGTTATCTTTTGGGTATAGCTTCCAAAAACACTTCCGTATGTCTCTTGGTTACTTACGTTCCTATTGTCTTCGTCTTCTAAGTCGGAATAACTTATTAATTGCTTCTTGTATTTTGTGGTCGTAGAAATTGTCTGCTCTTGTGAAAGGTCTAATTTTTGTGTCCAGTCTTTTCGTGTGCCAAGGTCTATGTAGTCTTGCCAAGGCATAACCGTTAAGATGGTAGGGGAAGAAGTGTCCGAAATTAAAACCAAATTAAACCTTTGTACTATATCGGTGATAAAGTCCTTTTGTGAAATGTCGGGCATATTGGAAGGAATATCCGCTTCTCCCGCCATAGTGTTAGAACCTACAATTTTCACATAGGTACTACTTGCCATAAGTTCTACGTTATAACCTGACTCAACTACGGCTTGTGCCGAAAAAGTAATCTTCTCACCCGCCAAAGCATTAATACCCCAAGGGAAGGTAAAAGTATTGACTATTGCCGTACCCCCGTCGTTGCCATCGTAGTATTGAGATGCGGAAGACAAAACAACAGAAGCTGCGCCACCTATTGCGTTGGGCGTTGAAACATTTAATTTTATCGCAGCCCCTTGCGCGATAGACGAAGGACCAGTGTTCCACCTTGTGACAAACACGCCCGAATAAGAACCGTTGTATGGTACAATAAACTCACCCCCTACATTCCAGTCGTCTCCTGAGTCATATAAAGATGGTGGGTTACTACCATACCCTGAACCACTTTGGTTAGGGAAAAGAATTTCTTGCCACGAACCCGATGCCTCACCTAAACTCCCCCAAGTTTTAATCGTAGCACTTGCAGTATTTGCAACCTGGCTTTGATGGGCCGTAGTTATTGCGGTAGACTCCCTATCCGTTCCAAGTGTCATATAAGCCTTGGTCCAAGCATCGGAAGCAAGGAAAGTGTTATTAGTTAAAGAAAACCCCGCCTCTTTTATTATAAGGTCAAAAAGAGCTTTAAGTTGGATAGAAGGTCTAAGGTCTTGTGCTTGTAAGAATCCCGTTTCTAACAAACCACCATCACCCATACTATCGGCCTCTAAATACAAAAAGTTATAGTCCCCGACAAGGCCGTAGTCAATAATAGGGAAGATTATAATCCCATCACCTACACCGCCCTCGGTTACGTCATTAGATAAGTTCCAAGAGTCTACAATATTTGTATCGTTTATATTTACATTGTAGGTGTCTACTAAAGAAGAAGAAGAAGCGGAAAGCCTAAAGGCGTCGATAAGTTTTTTATCGCCTAAAGAGTTAAAGAAATCCGACTCAGAACCCAACACGACAATTTCGTATACTCGGCTTTTTAAGGAACACTTGAGAAGTTGCATCGATCCCGTTATAATGGGTATGCCATCTACACGAATATCGCAAGGCGTTTTTATGTTAGGGTCGAATACGGCGTAGTCCGTAGTTAGTACCATATCGGTTTCTACGTTGATGTTGTAGAACTGACGGAAGAACTTATTGTTGTTATTTGTAAAGGGCAAGGTGAAAGTCTGACTATAGGGACTACTTCGGCCCACCAAGTCCCCTATATCCCCTACCTCATAATTTAAAGATACTTCCCCTTGATTCTGAATATCTAATAAGAAAGGGTCTTGAGATTTTTGATTGTAACCGAATAACTCTATCATCGTACCGTTGGTCTTTGTTTGCCATATTCAAAAGTAATTTGATAAGTAAACGGCCCTCCTTCGTTAAGGTTGTTTTTCCTTACCCAGTTCTTCCCCGTTATAATTATCGGGATAGCCGAACCATCGTAGTTAAGCAGTTGCACTTTTGGGGATAACCAAAGGTTCTCTAAAAAGTCTACCTCGGCTTCGTTGAATAGATCGGTGTGAGCTACCATAGTTTGACGCGCCGTAACTTGCGTGGTGGTCAGTCCACCCTCATCGCCTCGGTACGCAAATTGTATTCCAGTACCCGCCGTTTCCCAATTTCCCGCCACCTGGTCGAAAGTCTTGCGTTCTATACTTCCCGTAGTCCTTTGGTGCTTTAATGCGAAGGCTTGGTAGTCCCACGCGCCTAAAGAGTTTTGCCAAGCTAAAGTCACATAGTTATATTTATTCGTCCCGTTTAAAGACCTATAAATACACGATGCAGACTTAACCTCAAAGCGGTAGCAAAGGGATGCCATTACCGAAGTATTTAAATTAGAAGGTACGGTTGTGCTATCGTCCATAAAGAAGACTTCGTAGTAGGCTACCGTTCCCGCGTTAAAGTGTGTAGTGAATCCCGTGTCTATGGTTTGGGCCGTTAGGTTTTGTGGCCCAACGCCGAAGTATTGCAACTTTTCAAAGTCGTGGTCTGAGTCAGCGGGGGCAACTCCACCGCTTGTACTTGCCGTAAAGAACCCCGCGTCAAGAGCCGTGTCACTTGAATCATATAGAGCAACATACGCACTTACTGCGGTTGAACTTATTGGGGCGGCTCCCGCCATTAATACGCCCAACGTTCTCCATTCAAAGTTAGAAACCTCTTGGTTTATTACGCTAACGGTAGAAGCCAAAGTAGAAGTGTAGTTGGTGGAAACAATCCTATCACTTAGAATCTTTTTGGTCGAAGCGGTAGGGAAAAACGATGTTGTATAACTTCCAGCATTAATAGAATAGATACCACCCTCGTCATACGTTGGAGACATTTGCATACCCGCACTCATAATACAACTAACGTACTGGTCGGGTAATTGGTCGGGATAAACGGTAGGGGTTAGATCGGCAGCAGTAGCGTATTCTTCTCCGAAGTTTACTTTAATCTTTCGGAAGTTGCTACCTTCGTTTTGAGTCCAAATTTTGGTTGTGGCGTTAGAACCCAAAGTATGTATCGTATCGTTTACAAATCCCGCCGCTGAAGTCGATGGGTCGCCCGTAGTGATAGCCAAATAATCCGAAACAATCTTATCTATACGAAACACCCCCGCACCCGCAAGATTAGGTAGTAGTTTAATCCTTGCTTGTAGTTCATAGGCGTATGGTGAGTCGTTACTTTCTACGTAAATATCAGCAATAAACTTAAACTTAAAGTAAGAACCTGGGTAGTTGGTAGAAGTAACTACAAAGGTTATAGGTTCGAAGGCCCCGTGTACTGATAGCGTACTCGGTCCGTATTGTTTTGTAATAGCCATTATTTTACGTCTAAGTTTTTGTTTTCTGATAAGCTCATTCTTATTGCGTTTGCTACGTCTTTCCCTATTGCCAACCCCAACCACTTCATAGCTTTTGGTTTGAGGCGTTTTAATGTATCGGATATAAAGAAGGTAGGTTTTAACCCTCGGTTATAGATGGCTTTAGAAATTAGAAAGACCAAAGACTTACGGGGTGTAAATCTTCCTTGCGCATCGCGTGTTCCTTCTATGCTCTTTTGTACTACCCATTTATCTATCGCCCCACGTAAACCCCTTGGACCTTTTCCACTTCCAAACTTAAACGGCGATTCCGATTGTCTTGTAAATATATTTCTACTTGCACCTTGCACCCCTTTATCTACAAACTCCCAGTAGTGAACTTGTGGGGTAATATCTACAAAGTACCCGTCTTTATCTTCTCCAACAATTAAAGGCATAGAATTGTACAACGCTCCCGTGTTTACCTTGTCTTGTTTCCTTAAAGATATACGGGCGTTTTTACGCCACATCTTACCTATCTTCTCAAGTGTCTTGGTTAGGTTTGTAAGTGGATATTTTACCCCTCCTATTTCTATCGTGGGTTTTGCCATTAGCTATATGGTGCTATGCAAAGGTTGTTTGAATTTGAAACCTCCAAAGAAAGCGATCCACTCCAACCCGTTAACTCGTTATCGAAGCGCACGGTAAAAGGTGTACATGTTAGCGGTAGTTCGGCTTTGTAGTCATCGTCTACCGTCGTGTTAGAGTTTGCCAACGATTGTATGAACATATCTAAAACGTCGTGTAGAATCTGTAAGGTGTCACTATACACCTGGTTGCGGTCCGTGAGGTCGGGTTTAATCATATCCGCTACAAGAAGTTCGAGGTCGTAGGTTAGTATACCATTGTCAATACTTACGCCTAAGATTTCACAATATAGAAAGGGGTATTGTGTTTGGTCCAACTTCCCTATGTCTACTTCGTCTAAAGGACCCGCGTGGAAGTGTTGAAGCATTAAGTGCTTGTCGGCTATGGCCTCAAGCGTGTCTACTATTTGTATGTATGATTTCATCT